TAAAAAATTAGATCATTAAAAAATCACAAAGGTTTAACATTAGATCCTGGCATTTTACCTGCACGATCTAAAATCGTATTCCATGATGGATGTTTTGATGTTAGTTTGTTTTGCCAATCTCCAACTTCACCTGGAGTTGCACATCCTTCCGACCAATCCCTCTGCCATTCAGGATTTTCCTTATACCATTGTTGAATATCATGAACACTCATTTCAACAATTCTTTTTTCACCAGTCTCTTTGTGAATAATTGGATAAATTGCCATAAAGTTACAATATCAAGATAATTTATTTAGACCCACTCAAGGGCTTCTGCAACTGATGGAAATTGTTCGGTAAATACCTTCTTACATTCCTCTGCAATCACCATATGCTCTTTTTGAGTTCCGTGAGCAGAACGAAGATTGATATAATGGATCCATGACCTGCAAGAGCCACTCATATAGATGCGTGTGGGCGTTGCCAAGGGCAGTACGAACCTTGCACACTCCTTTGCCACTCCGTGAGAGAGAAGTTCCTTGTAGAGGCGCATACCCTCCGCAAAATGCTCTTGAATTTTACTCTGAAGTGTTAGTTTTTCATAATCACCAATATCATCAATACTATTCTGACGATTCTTAGTATCCTGACGACGAAGATCTGGAACAGGAATGTAATCTCCTAACAAAGAACTATCTGCATACCGTTGTGAAAATTCCTGATATGTAAAGCTCCTATGTCGAAGTATTTGTGCTGCTATACCACGATTAGTTTCAATCTCAAGCGTCATAAAAGACTGTTCAAAAACAGACCAATGATTATGCTTAATACAATAAGCAAGCAACTTGGCATAGTTTTCGTTGTCTTGATTCGCTGGATTGCTAACTCTAGCAACATATGCCATTGTCTTTTCTGCATCGGGAGTAACACTGATGAGTTTTACTGTCATTTCTTTCCAAATCCTTTTGATGTTTGCGCTTCTAATTCTTTTATTTGTTCTTTTACTACATGAAGTTGTGCCCTCATTTCTTGAATTTTATCATCACTATAGAGATAATCTTGCTTGATCAATCTTTCAAGAAGTTTTACAAGTTTCTTTGCTCTTGACGTTTCAGTCATCTAAATCAGAATCCTCAAATATTTCGTCGTAATCTAAAAGTGGTCTTTTTCTAACCTCTGGTTCTATGTGTTTATAAACAGAGACATCAGAATAAACTTCTGCTTTAAGAGAATCAACCAACAGTTCAAGATTACGGACGATGAGTTTTAGTTTTTCTTTGTCCATAAGATACCATTCTCTTCCAAGATTTTAGCATAAAAAAAGGAGGGGATCAACCCTCCTTTACTTCAAGCAACTTGTGGTTGCTTTGCCATATTCAGTTGTGCATTATGGAGGAGTTGCTCCTTCTTTGCTTTTTTCTTGAGATATCGAACGAAGTAAGTATTCATTTGTGCCCCTCCTTTACAAACTTAACACCACGATAGGTTTCGTTGTATTGTTGGGGTTGCTGCATCATTTGTTGCTGATACTGAATACGCTTTTCAGTATCATACTCGATACCACGATATACGACTTTTGACATTAGGTTTCTCCTTAGTTTTTTAAGTTAAAGAGCGTTCCTTCAGTCGGCGTTTGCGTTCGCTATTTGCGAATAGCGAATGAACGATCCGTTCCGCGTCGGCTTACTTCCGTCTGATTTTTTTCAGATGAACGATAAAGGTATTATACCTTATTGTAAGAATTTATATAAGTTTTATTGTAACATTTGTTACAATTTTTAAAAATCTTAAGGGACAAAAAAATACCCGGAAATTTTTTCCAGGTCTAGGGAAAATTACTTTCGTTTTTTCTTTTCGGGTGCTTTGTAACCCCACGTCTTTGGATTATGTCTACCATATCCAAATTCAATACTCTTTAAATTTTCTCGAAATTTATCCCAATACATATCGAATAAACGAGTTCTTGTACCTCTAGTAAGATCAAAACAAATTTTATCTTCAACAATATACTTTATAATATAAGCATCATTTGGAGATTCTTTGGTACAAACATCAGAATATGAACCATTTTCAATCATGATGTCACAACCATATCGTGTCTTACAAGTTTGTTTTTCTGCAGGTGTCCAATGGTCCATAAGTTTTTTTATATTTTGTGCCTTTTCAATCACTTCACCACGTTTACTCATACTCAAGAACGCCCTCCCCATTTAATATCTGGATAAGCTTCTGAAACAAGTTCTTTCGTAATTTTATATTTGCTCTGAAGTTTTTTATCTTTTATTAAAATCAAAAGTTCTGCTTCTAATGGATGAAGTCCCTGTAGAAGATTAATAAACATAGTTTCTCTTTTTAAAGAACTCAAAGTAGAATTTCCACCTTGTACAAAATTATAGAATATTTTATATTCTTTTCTAATGGTAGTTCTTCCTTGATCATTTGCACCAAGAGAAGCTGATTTCATTTCATCCATTTTTGAAACTGCATCATTAATCTTATCGCTAACAGTTCCACTAAAAGAATTTTGCTCCCCAACACTTGCATAAGGAACAGGACCTTCTGGAAGTAAAGTAATTACACTTTCATCAAAGTTCCAAATAAAAAGTGATTTTAAAGAAGGATCTTCGTATTGCTTTAAAATTTCAATTTTTTTGAGATTTGTTTTTTGCTTAGAAACAAAATTTAAAATCTCAAAAATAAATGGATTGCTAGGCAATTCTTTAATTGTTTGTCTTGAAGATGTAGTTTTACTCTTCGTTTTCGTTATCGTCGTCATAATCGTAATCAGTGTTATCAAATCTAAAGGCTATAACTTCATCAGGAATTAAATTACCTTGTTGATCAAACATTTCTGGATGAGGTCTTGGTATTTCCCGATAATTCATCATGTATTCTCTGGCAACCCAACCACCTATTATTCCTACTATAAGAAACAATACGGTTAAAAAAGAACCAAATACTAGACTAACTGCTAACATTTCTTTTACCTTGGGAAACTACTTTTTTCTTCCTGGATACAAAGGAAAATTCAAAATAGATGGTTGTTTCCCTATTAAGAAAGCAGACCATCTTTTCAAAGATGATATGAAAGGGTTTGGTGTGCTTTCGTTTTCCTCCATTAAGAATAAGTTCAACACCACGATTCCTGTGGTTAGTATTATTTATAGATGTCACGTAATGATCTGCTTGTCTTTAAGAAAATTAATAGTATCTACGCATCCGCCAATTTTTTGTTCATCACAAATAACTTGAGGAAATGTGGAGTTTTCACCAAATTCGGAGTAAAATTCTTCCTTAAAAAAGTTTTCACCAAGAGTATACTCAACATATGTCATATTTGTCAAGTCAAGAACTTTTTTTACTTTATCACAATAAGGACATCCTGGTTTTGAATAAATTGTAAATCGCATGTGTTTTAAAATCCTAAATGTTTTTTACGTACAAAATCTAAATTATAAAATGTATAAGATAAAGGTAATTGATCATTATTAAATGGGTACTGGTATGGATTAGTATTAACCCAATCAATACCAGTATGCCATCGAGGTCCCCATTTATAGTAAATATACCACATTTCATTTAAAATGCGACTATGGTGCAACTTACTTTCTAAGGAACGATCAACTCTCCAAGTTTGTGATCCGGTTGTTTCATAATCTTTTTCACCATGATAATATGGATAATCAACATTAACTCGTTTAATATTAGATAACATTGTTCTAATATAATAGTCAACATCTTCAACATAAGCAGGATAACAATTTTCATCAAATAATCCACATTCTTGAACAACCCAATCCTTTAATAGAAAAATGTCCCAAGCTCCTTTGTTACCATGGACCATACCAACATCTAAGTCCTTTGCCTTAGAAAGCATATTTTCTAAAAATCCTGGAGTAAATGCAACATCATGATTAGAAATAATCCAATATGGTGCATTCATACCACACTTAATAGACATATTCCAAGATCCAGCAACACCAATATTTGCTGGGAGATGGCAAACTTTAATTTCTTTAATAAATTGGTAAGTTTCTTTTGCCAGATTATCCAAATCTTCAGTTAATTCTCCCCTTCCGTTATTATCAAATATAAAAACTTGATCCACAGGATAATCGATACTATCAATTAACCTTTTAATCCATTCAAAACCATTAACAATAGGAATACTAATAATAGGAATTGGAGGTTTTACTGGATTTTTTTCTTTTTTTAATCCCCAAAAATATAAATCATGAGACTCATTATTTACTTCAAATGAAAAGTGATCAAAATAGTCTTCAAAAGCAATATGTTGACGAAAATCATTTTCATTTAAATTTCTATAATAATCCCAACCAATATCAATAGTTAATGGGGAATCACTAGGACTTGTTCTTGAAGTTCCATGTTCCATTCTACCATCACTAGCGCAGGTAAAAAATACCAACCCACCAGGACGGCAAAGTCTAATCATGTTTGTAAAAGTTTCAACCCAATATGGATTATGTTCAAAACATTCAAGAGAACAAACTACATCATAAGTATTATCTGGAGCATCATATTTTTGTCCTTGACAAACTATGTCAACTCCATCCCCTGGTCCAACATCAATACCAATATAAGAACAATCTTCAAAAAAATCTCTTACTGTTCCATTAACATTTAGACTACCAACTTCTAAAACAGATTGTTCTTTAAAATAATTAGATGCTTTTCTTTTAAGATTTTCTACAAATCTCTT